TTTTGCCAGTTAGCATAGGAAAGTTCAGACTGTTTCTGCATTTGTTCGAGAGCATACTTCTGCTGAAGCTTCATCTGCTTTTGCTGAAATTTCCACTGGCGGCGGGCATTCATGCCGCCAAAAAGCTGACCGAGAGCGCCGGTGATCAAACCGGTAGTGCCTGTAGAGGCGGCAGACTGACCGAGAGATTGACCAAAAGATGCGGCAGCAGCAACAGGGATAGCCATACTACATGTAAGTTGAATTGTTAGAACGAATAATATAGTCAACACGTACTGTGTCGATGTGAACACCGCTACGCTGCATCCTAGCCTGAGCAGAACACGATGACAGGAAGAAGGCAGCAAGAGCAGACACAACTGCTGCAATCAATGTCCAAAACTTCTTGGATTTTAACAAAGCTTTGATATTCATAGAATTAAGTTTTTTGCGACCTCCATGAAAATTAATAAAAACCCAAAGTTTTACAACTTTCTATAGAGGTCAAGAAAGAACGATAGAAAAATGCGCGACCTCTCCCGCAGTCGTTACCAATAACCTTTCAGCGATTCACGGACTCTCGCGGAAGGGGTTCGCGCACGTAGCATATATCGTCAAGTAAAGGATATACTATTTTTCTTCAGAATTGAGGGGTTTTGAAGGATTCTTCGACCTATCAAGCTGAGAATCAATAATTTCCTGTCCAACTTCAAGACCATCAAATTTATCCATACGCGAGAAGGCGTTAGGATCAAAATCGATATCGGGGTTGAATTTCTCCCCTTTCTCAAAATCGGAGGGTTCCGCCTTCACATCCGGACGTCCAGGAAGAACATCGACGGAGCCGGAACCGTCAAGAACCGAAAGGATGCGCTGACCGCGAGAAACGTAGGCGGGAGCATCCTCAAGAAGCCAATCGAGTGCCATAGAATCAATGTATTAACGGTTAGACAAACGGGTTGCAAATGTCTTGTTGACCAAACTCTTCTTCTGAATAGAATACGAGAGGTTAACAAAGAAATTATCTTCCACCTTAGAGTTGAACGGCGAATTTACCTGATCGAGATCTACAAACAGAAGGGAGTAATACTGATTGTAGCTCGCCGACAAAACGCGCTGCTGAACCCAATAAGAATAAATGGGTTTAGTGTCGGGAGCGCCCTGGAATCGAGACAGCTGACCGAGGACCTCATCATAAGAAGAACGAAATTCGTTAAAGCAAGGCTCGTAAGCCACGGTCTCCGTGGTAGACGTAGTTCCGAAACCAAACTGAAACCCGGGAACATCCTGATATCCAATATCATTATAGATCGGATTAAAATAGTCAGAGCCGGCGTAATGGAGATAGTCAGGGTAAACACCTGCCCAATAATAGACGGGACGAATACTCAGCATGTCGATCATATAGCCGGGTTCGCGAAAATAATAAGATTGACGACGACCAAGGCGCTCGTTAAAGGCGATAGTACCACCTTGCTGACCAAGCGGACCATTAACGCTCGGACCGGAGAAGTTATTTTGCCCTGCTTGATTCATAACAATCTGCACATTAACAGTTTGGGAAGCACTGAAAAGCAGTTTAGGCCTATCAACATGCTCAATCTTAGAGGCAAAAAATGTCTCCAACCAATCGCTATAACGACTGCCGCCGGCGCCTAAAAGGTCCTTATATTCCTGAAGACGAGAGGCAATAGCCAACTGTGGTATAGTCGAAACGCCAGTCATAGAAACACCTTCAGAACTGCTGACGGGAAGCAGACGACTATAACGATCAGGGTTCGAAGGTATAACAGCCATCGGATGGGATACGAGGAATGCTCCAAGCGTAGTAACGGATGTAGTACCAGGGCCGGTAGCAAACTGATTCGCAGGACCTGCAGCAGTCAACGAAGTACTTCCAGGATAAATAGTAGAAACGGGGTAACCATCCTTAGAAGCAGTAATTGTAGAGCCAAGGTCCGAGAGCAATATCTGAGAAAATAGATTTCCTCTATTATATGTATTATTCGACGATGGCACAGCCGAGGGGTAGAATTGACTCTCGAAATAAGCATCTAAGAATTCAAGATTTCCAAATCTCTGCGAGAAAAACGACCGCGAGTCACTGAAATTAAGAACATTATATGCAGCACCAGTGCTATTGGGAATGAAGTACCAACTACCGGGCCAAGCAAAAGAGTAAAGACCCCACTGAGAATAGCCGTAATAATTGCGGACGATATCCCAATAAGCTAGATAAGAGTCAGCGGTACACCAACCTAGAGGGTATCCCAATTGAGCAGTCGAAAGATTGGCCGACATAGGAACATTGCTGGAAGTCACCACCGGAATAGAAGCTGGAACAGCACGCAACCAGCGGAGCAATGAGTTAGAGTAAGGATAGTTGTTGGTTGTAAACGGATAGGATGCAGTCGACGAGGCGGCGATAAAATTCAAGCTCAAATTGTTCATATCGAACTTACCGCTATTCGTCCTCATCTCGGGGTGATACAACTGAAGCGGCACCCAAAAACGATGCAAGCGAATCGTGTAAGGATTGAATGTCGGAACAGCAAGAGGGTTGCTGCGAACGTCAATACCTTGCTCAATAGACACGCGATCACGAGCGTTGATAAAATCGATCCGCACCGGATATAAAATACCCGGCGTACACGTAAAGGCTTTACTCTCGGGAACATCATAGCGAGAGTAGCCATTTACAGCATGTGAGATAAATGGTTGTCTTCCCATAAATTAAATGATTAGTTGAAGTTTGTAATGATCCTGCCAAAATCGAACAACATCCTGATCGAGCCAAGCAGGAGGGTCAAAATCCGGTATCTTGCGAGAAGAGGCGGAAAAACGCATTATCTGCTTTTGCTCCCATACATACGACGCTCTACGGGATACGGCGGAATTGAGAGAGAACCGCTCAACACACAGAGACACAATACGCTTAACCAGAGGAGACTTGCTAAAACGTGCATAAGCATCAGCAGCGGCAATCGAGCGAGCAACCTCATCTTCAAGTTTAAGATATTTAAGATAGTATCGAGGGATCGCGTAATTATAATTGATACGCTTCTCAGGATCAAAATAAGACCACGTCGAAGTACGAGCAGTAGGGCGAGGCATATAACCGAGAAAATCACCAACGCCAGCAGATATGAATTTTCGCGTATAACGGCGATGTTGGAGTACTGTAGATAAAGGTGTAGCTTTTCCATTTAGAGTAACAAATTTGCCCGAAACATCTTCGGGGTTGAATTGAATTTGCTTAGTAACGTATTTGACAACGTATCGCGCTCGCTGCTGCGTACCTTTTGCGAGCCAAACGAAGCCTAAATCTCGAACGGCTGCTCTGATTTCGTTATACATACAGTTGGTTCGAAAAAGAAAGCCGTGGAAATGGAGACGCGGCTCCGCTCCCGTTTCCGGGTGAGTGCCAAACTCCTGGAAAAACGCATGCTTAAAAGAGTGGCCGAGTTTATGCCGCACGCGCTCATTCCATCGTCGGATGAATCCTGAAGGGTCTTTCAACGCTTCATCATAATACCTAGGGGCTATAGTTATCGTGATAAAAATAGCCTGCTGGGACTCAGCCTTGCAGCGAGCAAGCTCGCGCTCGAGGCGGACAAACCAGTTATTACGCTGACGCCGCAAGCATTCTTCACATCTGCCGCACGGGACCATCAACCACTGGCGGGCAACGTCCCAAGGGCGAAGAGCAAGTGCAGACTTAGCAACGTCAGAACCGTCTCGACAAGGATTCTTCTTATCGAAATAACGACGGTTGCGTATCCATATGGGAGAGGAACAGGGCATTACAAAAGACTCTTAAGACAGTCAAACTTTACAGCAGGGTAGTCAAGGCGGCAGCGAATGAGATAATCATTAGCAGGCTCTTCCTCGGAGAACCAAGCGATAACGACGCGCTTTCTGCCGCGATAAGCCGCAACAGAAAAACGGTAAGGAATACTGTCAATCACGGGGGAAAAACGAGGGCGAAAATCGAATATATCCATAATCAGGCAATAATAATTTGCGCTTCGAAAGACGGTACTTTCGAGCGCGAAAACTGTTTCGTTGCGCCGCTCGACGGCCTTAACGGCCGGGACGCTGCGCGTCTTCGAGCTCCATGGCTTCACTACACAACCTATATACCGAATAAATTCGGTGATTTTGAGAACAAAAGCTCCCAAGAGAGAGAATAAACTCTCCCAGGAGCTTCATAATCAAAGAACCTTTCCACCAAGAGGACGGGTTACTATTCTAGTTCCCTTTCCCTTTTTTTTTCGACGAGCCT